ATCGCGCACCTCTAGTAGGCCGCGCTCAATCAAACCTTTAGTAGTATGCACTAGGTTCATTTACTCGCTCTCTATCCGCTTTCTTTTAACCTTACCATCAGGCAATACAACACCGATCACCGCAATAGCCATAAGAACGAAGGACCAAGGCGGAGGGAGTACACTGGCCGCAGTCACACCAGCGCTAAGCGCCACCCATGTACTACGTTCGTTAAGCCTAGCCCGCAGAAAACGAAACGTCCCCATATCCCCTAGTCCTCGTTAGAAGATAATCCGCCAGTGACACCGCTTGTAATAGTGTTTCCTTTGGGGCGATACCCAAAAGGCCAGCGTACAGCAATGCAGCGGTTCTTTGCGATCCTAGTGTAGCTGACCGCGTCACCTTGGTTGCCACCCAGCACCCGGTACGCCACAGCGTCCTCGCCAACATAGAAGCCGACGTGACCCCCACCGGGCCGCTTGAACACCAGAATAGCGCCCTCGCAAGGCTCCGTCTTCTCGCCCCATGTCGCCCACTGAGACGCACGAACAGCGATGGTCGGCGGCGTGAAGCCCGCTTCACTCATGACCTCTGCAACGTACAACCCACACCACGGAATGTTGCTGTCGTCGTTGTACAGAATACCAACAATCTTAGGGCCAAGACGCTTGGCCCACCCTAGAATAGTAGGATTGTTCGCGGGGCCGGGAATTTCCCGGATACCCAATTTACTCTTGGCTAGTGCCAACCACGGAGGTGCCATTTTACAATCCCACTCTAATGATGGCGCTCGTACTGTTGCCTGTCGGGAACATAATGGTCATATTGGCAGCGTTAGTGGTTTTATCCGATCCAAAGTCAATCACCGCCACAGCCGGGTTAGTGAGAGTACCCCCCGCATTATTGGTAGCCGAAGGAGTTGTATTATAGATAAGAGCGCCACGCGCCGTAAGCGTAACTCCGGTAAATACCGCATCACTAAAGTCCGCGAAACCTACACCCGTGGATGTAGTACCCGTAGTAGTAGTGACCCCTAGGCTGGTAAGCGCAACACCCCCTGCGCTGTAGCCAGCACCCGTCACTTCCCCCGTCGCCGTGTACGCCGTGGTGTTAGCGTCAATACCAGCGGACGAAGAATAAAGAGCGATATTGAACGTATCTCCTGCAGTCACACGAAAATCATGGACCCCAAGCAGGAGTTCCGCTTTGAATGACGTACAAAGTGTTTGCGTAATAGCCAAGATGCCCTCCTACATTACAGGCTGACGGATTTGTGTAGAACGGTACATGTCTTGGCGATTTTTACCTTCCGCCAACTGTTTAGCTAGGCTTAGGGCTTCGTCGTACCGCTTTTGGTACGCGGCCATGACATCCTCTTCACCCTTCATGAAGGTGTACGCTTCCAGCAAACACCCGTACAACAACAACATATCGAAATTATCGCCTAGCCACGTCGTACTCGCCGTTGTGATAGTTTCAGGGTAGTAGAAATAATGAAGCTCCATAGTATATACGGCGTCGGGCGTAGGGCCTAACAAATACGTGTCAGCGTCAAACCGAGAATAGAAAGCCGGTTGCCCCGACGTAGCCGGAAACGGATACGCTTCGCGGATGAAGTTCACATCCTTATTCAGCAAGTAGACATACTCGCCTGTGACAGGCGTAACAGAGGCTAACGAGAAATCCGCCAACCAATCCGTAGGCACGGTGAGGTACTTATTCGAAGGCGTCGTAGTACCGGTCACATTTTTACGCATGGCTAAAAACTGCACGGAGTTGTAAATCCGGCGCTCGGCCTGAGTAATAAACGTGTCGATCTGCTCGGTAGACGTGAGGCTTCCCGACCCCGCTGTAGTCGGGAAATCGTTTTCAGTATAAGCCTTGATTGTCTTAACGAGCGTGGCGTAATTCATATTTAGTCGCCTTTGGGATTGTACATAGTACCTTTAGTAGCGATAGGCGTACCGCGAATTTTCTTGGTCTGCGTGTTCTTAGTCGTGTTGGGGTACCCACTACAGTTAGGGACCGGAACACTTTTGGGGTTTCTATATACTTGCATGATGCTCTCCTAACTTACCGTAACAGTACCAACTTCAGCGACGGCTACAAGGCTATTATACCCATCGAACAAATTCAAAGGGTCACTAAAACCCACAGGGTTCCACCCCCAGCTAATATCCCTACTCTGGGCATAGGTAGTGTCCGGACGAGGGTCGCGTAGAGCTTGGGGGTCGAACACCGGATACCGGCCAACCTGCCACTGCGGTTGGTCCTCTTCCCAGCAAGACTTACACACCAGCAAGTTAGTGAGAGCTAGGTTTACGGTAAGCTCACGAAGCTCCAACAGTTTGTACTGTTGGCCGCAGCGATCACACTCGGCTATCGCATGTTTTCCAGAAGCGAACGGGCTCGCCATACATCACCTATAGACCATACGAGGCACGATGCGGAGTGAGGCTTTCTCGCGATCCTCGTCGGACGCCATACCCCATTGCCGCTCATACTCGGCCTGCAGCATGTCCAGCCGTGACACCGCGTCAGGTATCTTCATAGCCAGATAATACGCCAGACCGGCCACCAGAGCCGGAAGGAAGCGGAAGGGGACATCCTGCGTCGCCGTACCATTACCTGCGTCCTGCAAGCGGCGGAGCCGCCAGTAGACCAGCGTGTACGTCCCCGTGCTGTCAGGGACAGGCCAGACGTGGACTTTTGGATAGACAATGCCCCCCGGCTCCGTAGCTCCCGATAGACGGTCCACCCAGACTTGCACCGGGCGACCCGTCGAAGCCTTGGTCGGAATAGAAGAGTACGTCGAGCTACTAATGCGAGATATGACGACATCCGTCTGTGCGGTACCAGTGCCAGTACGGACGACGTGATCCAACAAGTCTACCGTGTCTACGGGCAGGTTGTAAGAAGCCGTACCCGAGATAAGCGGGATAGACCCCTCCTCAACAGTCCAGAGGTTGATACCCCGGTTAGCCCACTCAATGGTTAGAAGATTAAGGCTTCTACGCGCAGTACGTAGGTCATACCCCGTACGCATCTCCGAACCACAGCGCTCATAAGCCTCCTCTACAAGGCTGCTTATATCGAGATTGAACGCCGTAGTGCCGGTCGTGGTCACGTTATTTGCCGAACCTCTTCATCAGGAAAGCCGGAAGCTTGCCCTTACCCTTGGCCGGGGCTGCTTTGCCCTTAGCCATCTTGGCGGGAACCTTACCGCCCTTAGCCATACGGCTAGGACGATCACCATAATCGTTACGCATACCAGCACCTCCACTAACCGTCTTGGACTTAGACACGCAGCCCATGCCGCGAGAAGCCATCATCTTAGCGCTTATTAAAAACAGGCTTCACGGGGCCTTTACCGACCGTGTCGCCTTTCATGACGACATACTCGGTCTTGGTCTTGCCCTTCTTAGCAATACCATCAGCCGAAGAGCAAAAAGGAATACTAGCCATCTTATTCTCCTAACACTTCCACGCCCGAAGGCTCTTGTTTATCCGACTATTCGGATCGTTCGCGGTCTTGGCGCTGGTATTTTTCTTCTTCATACCAGACATCCTAGCACAGAAACTAGTCTTACGTGAGCCACCTTCAGGCTGCGGAGCCTTGAGCCCCGGCTTCCCCGGATTAGCTGCGTTGTAGGAAGCACGCCCCTTGGCGTTCAAACCCCCCTTGGGGTTCTTGCCTTCCTTACGCGTCCAAGCAGGCGACTTAGCCATTAGCTGTCTCTAATCTCTTTCCGCATATCCTCTAGCTTGTCGTCAATCTTATCGAACCCAGCCTCGATGCGCGAAGTTATCTTGTCCAACACGTTTTGCGTTTCGAGCCGGGGCATGTAGTTCAGCGCCAACCCCTTCTGGGTCTCGGTTATTTCGTCAGACAGTTTGTCTATTTGGTCTAACTTGCCCTTCGCAAAAAAACCCAACAAACCAATCGCTCCTGTTGTTATGAGGTTCCACACCAAGTTGACGATGGGCATAGACGAACCGGGTGCATCATCCATTACATACCCTTACGCGACTTCAGAAAGAGCGGGCTTTAACATAGGATAAAAAACATCATTACCAAAGTCACCCATGTACTCACGCACGCCCATATGCCCAAGCTTAATGGTGGGATCAATCCACACACCAAACCCTTTTTCGCGGGCACGGTCGCAGAACAAAAAGTCTTCCCCCATGTATCCTTCTGGAGTGTTCTTAAAATCAAAAATAGATGAGATGTGCTTGCCGGTCTTGGCATCGTGGCACAGCCACTCGGGATGATCCTCTTTAAGTTTAACAAGCACTTCTCTGCGGATAAGCATAAATGCTGTAGCCACACGGTCGGCCCGCACCAGCCCCATGTTATCCATAATCACGTTACCGTCGTCGCTGGTATCCAACGTAGCGATATATACGCGATTATCGTCCCTAGTACGTGGTACACCGGCTACAACATCCCTACCCGAAACAGTAGCCCAAGACATAAGTCGAAGGACATCTTCGGATTGGAAATTGATGTCAGAGTCAATGAACATAAGGTCAGTACAGTCGGTCTCCAAGAAGTCTTGCACGATCAAATTACGTGCCCGAGACACAACGGAGCAACCGCATAGACTACCAACACTTATGTCAATACCGTGTTCTTTTGCCACCCCGGCAAAAGCCATAAGAGACAATGCCATCTTGAGAGAGACTTTGTGGTCGTAAGCGGGAAGACCAAAAAATATCTTACGTCCGACAAGACTATAGCTAGCTTGGTTTTGTGTCATACCCATATCACCCATAAAACAACGTGAACGTGGTCACGTTTGCAATGGTGGCATGCACGCCTGCTTCGAACAAGATACCCTCACCGGGCAGGGGGATATAGGTGGCCCCGATCACGGCGGGCGTGTCCATAGTCCAAAACACTGTGCCGCCAGCGCCCACGCTGTTCCGCAGGGCGACAGAGCCCGCAACTGCGGTACCCACGGCATACAGGCCCTTGAGGCGGACGCGGCCAAGGTCAGCCGCCCCCACGCCTTTAACCTGCCCCGTAGCCGTCAGCGGGATGCTGGCTTTAACGTCAGTTTGCATAGTCATGTTATGTACTCCCTAAAAAGTACAAAACTTAAGATGCAGCAAAGGGGGTAACAACCGTAGAGGTAGCGGCGGTAGCCAGTACACCTTTGACAAGCCACTTTCCGGTGCTAGCCGCACCAGACATAGACACGGCTTGGATTGAGAACGCGCTCCCAGCGGTACCGCCTTTGGTCGAGTTATCAAGGTTGAGAGAAATGTCAGAGGCACCAGCGAGGAAGAACGCCTTGTCGGTAGCAAGCGTAGCCGCAGTTCGGGCCACCCAAACACCACCAATGAGCAAATTGCCGCCCGTAGTGATAATCTTCTGGGCTGTGGCGGACGTTTCGACCACAAAATTGTACACAACACCAAAATTGTTCAAAGAGTCCTGGCTATCGTCCACTGACGAATTAAGCGCGGGAAGAGTAATAGTCGTAGTCGCCACGTTTAGGCGGATAAGACGGCCAGCATGAAGCGTGGGGTTTAGGACCAAAGTAGAGGTGGTAACGTTAACGACCGCGCCGGGGCCAGTGATATAAACCCCGCCCAACGAGCGAATGGGACCGGACATAGTAGCTAAGCCCATCAGATCAGTTCCTTGTGTAGTAGCACATCCTCGTATCGTCTCTACTACGTCTGCTAGGTCAGTCGATACGAGTGGGATTACCTAGAAAATAGATAGGGAGGGGTTGCCCCCTCCCCCTAACTCACGCGCCGGAGGTACCGTAGATACCCAGCGGGTCAGACCAACCGAACGAATAACGCTCGCGAGCCTTGTAGCGCACGTTGCCAGTATCGAAGTCTCCGTCCATCGAAGTCTTCATCTCGGCACGTACGAAGTGCTTCAGGCCATCCGGAACATCGGTGGTCAGATACCAAGAGTCAGTGTCCGTCAGGAAGTGGTTGACGGTATAGCCCTCGGGGATCGCACCGTTGTTCTTGATCGCGTTGATGTCGTTATCCGTAGTGCCAACGCGGCCTTCGGTCTCCAACAGACGCGTAGCGATGAACATCGACGCGGGCGGGATAACCAGCTTACGAGGTTGAGCGGCGATCAGCAGCCCACGTTCATCGACCCAAGCCGCGATAGCGATAACAGCGGCTTCAAGCGAAGTCTCGTT